GAAATTCTTAAAAACTTTCAAAGTGCTTTCGTTTTAGATAACAAAGAAGAAGTCCAAAGACTGCAAAAAGAAGTTTCTGATGCTATCTCTGCTATCCGAAGCTCCGGCGTTGAAGAAGCTATTGGGATCTTGAACACGCAGTTGGAAAAGCTTGTCGATGCAGAGGGTGTTTCCACTGCTGCTGAAGGTTTTGTTTTTGATTACGATGGAAAAACATACAAGTTCACCGGTAACTTTGCTCCTGCTAACCAACTCCTAGGGTTGTTTAAGTATGGCAGAGGAAAGATCCCAGCTTTGCAAAGCCTTTTGAAAGAAAATAAAAAGCTGGTTCTCCTTCCCGGCGGTTTCAAGCCACCTACCAAAGCTCACAAAGCAATGATTGACTACTATGCTAGTCTGCCCGATGTTGAGAAGATTTTGGTCCTGATCGGCCCCAAGGCTAGAGAAGGGTTTTCTAGAGAACAATCAATGAAAGTTTTTGATCTTTATAATTTAGATGGGAAAGTAGAAGTTCTAGAGACTGATTATAACTCTCCCATTATGGCTGCTTATGAGTTTTTGATCAGTGATGAAAGAAGGGAAGCTTACAAAGATTTAGCTTTTACAATGGGTGCTGGCTCAAAAGACGCCGATGCAAGAAGAATCGAAGAGTTTAAAAACTATTTTGAAGTTAAAAACCCGGACAAACTTCCGGAAGGCTTTTCGGTCGATGTTATCTCGCCTTGCGAAACACAACCTTGTGTGGGTCCAGATGCTACTCCAGTCAGCGCCACAAAGCTTCGAAATGCGATTAGTTCTAGAGACAAAGAAGCTATTAAAACAATGATTCCGGATAACATTGATGTTGATCGTTTTATAGAAATCTATGACACTGAAAGACTTGAAGAAGCCTCTTCAATGGCCGCTGGAAATGTTGCTGGGCATTCTGGTCGTCCTTTTAAAAAGGACGAAGATGATGAAAAGAAAAAAGAATTGAAAAAACTCATTAACAAAGGGATAAAAACCGTGAAAGAGCAAAAAAGAATAGAAGAAGCAAAGTTTCGACAGATTGTTCAAGCTTTGGTTGTAAAGAAATACAAAACACTTATGGAACAAGAAGAAATGAAAGCAGGAGAAAGATCGACTGCTATCAACTATCTTGAAAAAGTTCTGAAAATGATCATTCCCGGGAAAGTGGGCGGTTCCCAGTTGGAACCAGAGTATAGCGCGCTTTCTACAGCGGCAGAGCGTAGGTCTTTTATCAAGCACGTTATTCAAGGTCTTTACGACGAGATTGCACCTGAAATGTCTTTGGATGGTCTTATTTCTCGATTTGAGAGAAGAAAAGAATCTTTCTTACAGAAAGATCAACAACCCCTCATGGAACAAGAAGATATCAAAATCACTTTGGATGCTGAAGGGTTACCAAAAACCGAAAAAGAAGTAGAAGAAGATGAACTAGCAGCATCAGACAGCTTGACAACCGGTCGGGTTACTGACCGTGGCCCGGAAGATGACTTTCCAGAACCTATCTCTGGCGAGAACTCAATTGGTCGAAAAGCAGCTTATCGGTTCATCTCTACCCAAAAAGCAACCATCGAGAATGCTTTGAAAGACCTTCAAATGACACCGGAAGAATTGGAAGTTTTCAAAAGAGAAAGTCCCGGAAAAGATGAACCTCAAGTTGAATTCTTGGACTTTTTGTTCACCAATATCGCTCTTCACTTTGATCGCCTAGAGAACAAATACTTCAACTCTGAAGTTTCAATCTCGCAAGACTTCTTTCAAGATGTCTTGAAGCAAGCGACGGGCGAAAAAGAAGCTGGTGCAGAAATTGCAACCGCTTCAGATAATATTGAGTTAACCGGACCTGAAGAAGGCGGTGAAGAGGAAATTGAACTTGATCTGGGAGAGGAGGGGCCAGAAGGCGGTGAAGAGGAAGAATTGGAGTTGGAACTTTAATTCAACAAAGAATGGATCTTATCACAAACCTCTGGACATTTCCTGCAAACTTCTTCCCTATCATAACAAAAATAATCAGTGAAAACAACCGCATAATACTCCCTCAAGGAAGCCGTTGAATAAGGGGAGGGAAAGCCTCCCAAGTGACCCCTCAATTTAGAATATCCAACCTCTTCGTGGAAAAACACATCCAAGTTTGGATTGAAATCCACCTTCAAGAAAGCTTTCTTGTCACAGTCGTAGCCAGCGCTTGTCAAATTGTTGTAAAGATTGTATCTTTTGTTGATAAAGTGATCTCTGATCTCTCCATCGCCATAGATATGATCTTGAAATTTCACTTCTGTGAAGTGAGCCAGTTCATGAACAATGTCATCCAACATATCTTTGAAGTCATCTTGCTCGTTTGTAATGTAGATTGTGTTGTCTTTGAACACTGCGTTTCTGTTCAACTCATCAAATTCTTTTAGATGAGCCATATAAAAACCATCCAAACCATCAACCAGTCGCGCAGGGATCATGTCTTCTACCCTTTGAATGACTTCTTCAGGGTTCACCTTTGAATAGTCAGGTTCGTGAACAATAACGAAAGGAACTCCGTGGATAGAATATTCTTTCATTCTTTTGTTTGAATAGTTATTTGTTTTGTGTCGTTCCATTAAAAGTTGCCTCACGCTCATTTTCAATAAATTCCTTTGCAAAGTCAAAATCTTGTGCTGCTTGTTCATATCCTCGAAAAAAGTTCTCTTCCGCAATAGCAATAACAAATTCAGGAAACTCATCAGCAACAACTTCAACAATGTTTTCAACTGTTACTTCTTCTGTTTCCTTATCGAGGAGGAGCTTCTCTCCAGCATAATCAATCAAATATTGTTTTAAATCCATTTTACACCTCGTTTTCTTTTTTACATTATAACACAGTTTGATTACAATTTAAAGTGTTTTATGCAATTTTTTATTCCAAAGTGAATTGGGGCATTTACGCTTCTTTTTCTGCTTCCGGGAAATTTAAACTTGGAAGACTTAAGTTTGCAATCTTTTTTAATGCACATTTTGATCTCGTCCAGATCTACCCAGCACCAAGCATCGTGCTCGGAGTTCAGCCTAGGCTCAAACTCATCAACAACTTCAACCAAGAAAGTGGTATATTTAAAGTCGTCCCTTTCATTGACAAACTTGTCCATATAATCACGACCAGAAAGATCTTTTCCAATTTCCTCTAGGGTTTCTCTTTGTGCTGTTTTCTCTGGTTTTTCGCCTACTTTGGCGTGTCCGCCGGGAGAAGCAAGATGGCCTGTTTCAGAACCATCTGCCCTTCTTAGGAGCAAGACGCTATCTTTTTGAGGGCAGTAAATAAAAAAGCCAGCGCCTTCATCTTGAGAATCTTCGTTTCTCAGACTTTCTCTAATAAACTTGCCCCAACCAAATTGGATATACTCTTCTTTTGACATTTACAAAATCCTCGCTGCTAAACTGGCGACTTTCGATCTTTCGCCTTTTTGTAGGGTGATATGACCAGCTAATTCAGTTTCTTTGAAACTTTCAACTGCATATGTCAACCCATTAGTTGTCTCATCAATATAAGCATTGTCAATTTGCTCAATATCTCCTGTTAGAACAATCTTTGTGTTCTCACCCACACGAGTGATGATCGTTTTCAACTCATGTCTAGACAAGTTTTGAGCTTCATCAATAATAATATAAGCATCAGAAATAGAACGACCCCTTATGTAAGTGAGAGCCTCTACTTCAATCAAGCCGTTTGAAAGGTATTCTTCCATTAGAATCTTATCATTGCCCATAAGATACTGCAAGTTGTCTCTGATCGGAGCTAACCATGGTCTCATTTTCTCTTCCATTGAGCCCGGAAGAAAGCCAATGTCCTTTCCAAGAGGCTGAACGGGTCTGGAAACAACAAGGGTTTTGTACCTTTCTGTGTTTAAGACCTGCTCCATCCCAGCAGAAATAGCAGCAAGCGTCTTACCAGACCCTGCTTTCCCAATCAAAGTAACCACAGGAACGTCAGGGTTCATTAGAAGGTCAATAGAGAACCTCTGCTCCTTATTACGGGGCTTGATTAACCATTCGTGACCCTTGCTATCAAAAATGTGTTTAAGGGGCATAGAATGGCTTAAAAAGCGCGCTAACGCAGTCTTCTTTTCATTTGAAGAGGAAACCAGCATCACAAACTGGTTTGGATGGAGATTGTGCTCTTCTTTTTCAACAAAGACATCTTTCTTTGCATAAAACTGATCCACAATCTCTTCATCTACAAGGATTTGCTTTAGGCCGGTGTAAAGCTCGGAAGAGTCTTTTACAACCTTGGAGGCAACGTATTCTTCACATTCAATACCAATAGCGTCACATTTAACTCGCATATTGATATCACGAGAAACAACAACAACTTTCTTTTTGGGATTTTCTCTTTTTTCGGTGAGAGCTACGCAGATAATCTGATTGTCGGGGTGTTTAGGGTCAAAGCCTTCTGGAAGATACTCGATATTATACCCTTTGGTATAAATTAAGCCTTTTCCTTTTTCAATTCGAACACCTTTTTGAAGTGAACCTTTTGTTCTTAACTCATCTAAAATTCTGATAATCTGTCTTGCCTGTGCTCCAACTCCGTCTTGTCTTGTTTTGTGTTTATCGATTTCCTCTAGAACCTTCAGGGGGATGATAATGTCGTTCTTTTTGAATTCTTTGATTGAGTTTGCGTCTGTGAGATAAACTGAAGTATCTAGGATGTAAGTTTTCTTTCTCATAATGCTTTCCTTGCAGTGGTTTAGAGTTAAAACTCTATGATTAAATAGTTTTGATACTTTAAACAAATTAGAAAACTAGTTAAAATTGTAACCCTAATTTGCGAGGAAAAGCAATGAGGAAACGTTTAATTTACTTTTATCTTTTTTTTATCCCTCTCTGCTTCCATTTTGCTGGATGTTCCCACCTCACTTATTTCCGCTCGTTCGCAAAGAAAAACCCATTCAAACAAAGAGCCTTTTTCAAATTTGTTCGAGTAGCAACAATTCAAATCTGTAAGCCAGAAAGATTTCACATTGCTTGCAGGTCTAGACAAGTAAGATATGAAGGTTCAGCTTTCCATGTCCACAAAGAAGGTAAGTGGAGTTATGCTTTGACTGCTGCTCACAACATATACCTTGATCCGGTACATCCAATGCACAGAAGAATGTTAAGTGCAATGAAATACAAGATCTCTGTGTCTAATGACCATTCCTACTTGATCGATTGGCACAAAAGAAAACACAAGATCGTTGGCTTCAAAATGGTGAAAAAAGCTGATCTGGGCATTGTAAGAGTCAAGTTGGTCGAAGACCTGCCTACTTACAGGATCGCCACGGAAATGCCCCAAAAAGGCGAGAAAGTTTTTAATACAGCCTCACCCCTAGGTTTCTTTTCAGGAAACGTTCTAGGGCTATATGAAGGGCGTTATCTGGGTAAAAAGATTGTGCCTATCAAAGGATATAAATCTTTAATGGCTGTTTACACGATTCCTGTGATTGGTGGTTCATCTGGTTCTCCGATCCTGAATAAATGCGGAGAGGTGATCGGCATTGTTTCTTCTGTTCATAGAAGGTTCCATCATATCAGCTTTGGTGTGCCTCTTTCAGCCATTCGCTCTGCAATGTATAAATAATCACTTATTCTTCTGTCTTAAATCAAATCTAGTTAAAAGCTCTCCGAATCTTTCTGTTGTTACACCTAGGAAAGACGCTGCCCCTCTTATATCTACAGCGGCTGAAATAGCCGTTTTTACTATTGCTTCTTTAATTATTTTGTCTATGTTGTAAAAGATCCTCAAACCATATAGCTTTCCTCCTGCTGCTATGGTAGCTGATTCCAGCTTTATTGCTATAAGATCTTCTAATGTTATTTGATCTATCTTAGAAAGAAAATTATTATCTATTTTTCCTTGACTTTTTAATTCATTTATGATAGAATAAGACTTATAAGGTCTTTTTGTTTTAAGTTTTTCAAATTCATCCCAATAATTCATACTAATATTTCCTTTTTCTTTTTAAGCTTTAAACAGTATAACATAAAGATCTTATTATTTCAATAAAAAAATAAATTAAATTATTTTTCAAATTAGGTTAAAAAATATAAAAATGTATGTTATAATCTTTTTTAAGAATTTTAAAGATATTCTTTTTAAGCTATAAATTAATATTTCAAATAAGGTTTTAATATGAAGAAAACAAAGATCTTAACCATTTCTGATCATCCTTATTCTCCTTCTGGAGTAGGAACTCAAACAAAATATGTTATTGAAGCTCTTCTTAAGACTGGAAGATATGAGATCCGAGCTTTAGCAGGTGCTATTAAGCACGAGAACTATACTCCTCAAAAAACAGAAGAGTGGGGAGACGATCTTATTATTTATCCTGTTGATGGATATGGAGATCAAGATTCAATCAGGTCTATTATCAGAAATGAAAAACCAGATCTTCTTTGGTTTATGACAGATCCCAGATTTTATGGTTGGCTGTGGGAAATTGAAAACGAAATCAGACCACTTATGCCGATGGTTTACTACCACGTCTGGGACAACTACCCTTATCCAAAATACAACAAAAAGTATTATGATTCAAATGATGTTATTGCTACGATTTCAAAGGTCACAGACGACATTGTAAGAACTCTTTCTGATGTGGAGTGTCATTACATCCCCCATGCTGTAGACTCTACGGCTTTCAAAAAGCTTCCAGAGGCAGAGATCAAAGAACACAGAAAGAAAATCTTCAAAGACAACCTTCTTGATAAAGAAGGAAATGAAAAGATGGTCTTTTTCTGGAATAACAGAAATGCAAGAAGAAAGCAATCTGGATACCTTCTTTGGTGTTTCAAAGAATTTTTGAATGAAGTGGGTCATGACAAAGCAATCTTGATGATGCACACTGAACCAAAAGACCCGCACGGTCAAGATCTTGAAGCGATTATTCACGAATTGGGTCTTGTCAATGGAGAGGTGATCTTTTCAACAACAAAGTTGGATATTCCAACTCTTGGAAAGGTATACAATGCCGTTGACTGCACCGTGAACATTTCAGATGCAGAAGGGTTTGGATTGGCTACTTTGGAATCTCTTTCTTGTGGGACACCAATCATCGTGAATATGACTGGAGGACTTCAAGAGCAGGTAACAAATGGCACAGATTGGTTTGGAATGGGTTTGTTCCCTTGTTCAAAGTCTGTTATTGGCTCACAACCAGTACCTTACATCTATGAAGACCGCCTAAATCAAGAAGATGTTGTTAATGCTTTGCGTGATATGTATGAGCTTTGGAAAAACAAAGATCCTGAATTTGAAGCAATGTCCCAAATGGGAATGGAGCATGTTCAAGAAAACTACAATTATGAAAAGTTTTGTGAAACGTGGGTTGATCTGATCGATAAAACAGTGGAAAAGCACGGTTCTTGGGAAAATAGAAAAAATCATAAAACTTGGGTTTTGAAAGAGGTTGTTTGAAATGACTAGCGGGAGTTATGAATTGTGGCAAGTTTCTTCCTTGGGTAATGAAGTGTTTCCTATCAAGTTGATTAAAAAAGGAACTTATAGCGAAGTTGTTGAAAAATGGAATGAATTTTCAAAAAATTCTAAAACTCCATGCAATGTTTACTATAAAGGTCAAGTTTTAGTTATTAAAAAATAGAGGTTATTTAATGAAAAAGAAGGTTTTGATTAAAGCTCCAATGTTGAGTCGCTCTGGATATGGAGAACACGCTCGTTTTGTTCTCCGTGCTTTGCGGAGTAGAGAAGAGCTTTTCGACATTTATATCTTGAATATTCGCTGGGGCGAAACCGGCTGGATCTGGGAAGACAATGAAGAAAGGCAGTTTATTGATGAAGCAATCAAAAAAACTGTTTTGACACTTGAAGGTGCTAAAAAAGCAGGGCAACAAGTTCATTTTGATGTTTCGCTTCAAGTTACCATCCCGCAAGAATGGGAGAAGCTAGCTGCCGTTAACATTGGCTGTACAGCCGGAACAGAAACAACTAAAATGTCCCCGCAATGGGTTGAAAAAAGCAACCTGATGGACAAGATTCTGGTTGTTTCAGAACATACAAAATATGCTTTTGATAACACAGTTTATAAATTTCAGCATCCACAAACTGGACAAGAGATCGTTTTTAGAAATGAAACTCCTGTGGAAGTGACGCATTATCCAGTTCGTAAAGTTGCTCCTTGTCCAGAGTTTTTGGAACTTGATTTCAAGCATGATTTCAACTTTCTTTGCAATGCTCAATGGTCCCCAAGAAAGAACTTGGAAAACACTGTTCGTTGGTGGCTTGAAGAATTTCAGGACAAACCTTATGGCCTAATTCTAAAAGGAAACTTTGCCAAGAACTGTGTGATGGATCGAGAAAAGTTTGAGCAAAGAATCAATCACATTCTTAAAGACTTTGAAGACCGAGAATGTTCTGTTTATTACCTACACGGAGACATGACAGAAGAGGAACTCTCAGCCCTTTATCAGCATCAAAAAGTTAAATGCTTTATCAATTTGGCTCATGGTGAAGGGTTCGGCCTTCCTGTTTTTGAAGCGGCTTACTATGGACTTCCAGTAATTGCCCCTGATTGGGGCGGCGTGGTTGATTTTCTTTATGCCCCAGATGATAAGGGAAAGAAAAAAGCTCATTTCTTGAAGGTCGATTATGATCTCAAACCAGTCCAAGAAGAGGCTGTCTGGGAGCCAGTTTTGATTAGGGACTCTCTTTGGGCTTTCCCAAAAAGGTTTTCTTATGTTTCACGACTGCGAGATGTCGTGAAAATGTATGGCATTTATCACGCCAAAGCGAAGAGATTAAGAAAGTGGCTTTTGAAAGAGTTTGAAGCAGATAGCAAATATCAAAAAGTTTTGGAAAGCGTGAAGGAGAAAGATTTTGATGTTGATTCGTGGCTAGCCTCTTTGGGAGAAGAGGTTTATGATTAATGTATATCTTTTTGTCCGACTTCTTTTTAGAGCAGGGTGTGATCGGCGGAGGTGAACTGAATGATTATGAGCTTTTAAAAATATTATCCAATAAAGGCTATAAAGTAAAGAAAAAGAACACTTCTGAAGTTGATTTGAGATTTTTAAAAGAAAATATTGGAAATAACTTTATTATTTCCAATTTTATATTCTTAAAAGAAGAGTGTAAAAAGTTCATTCAATCAGGGTTAAATTATGCGATATACGAACACGATCACAAATACCTAATCAATAGAGACCCCTCCAAGTGTGAAGATTATATATGCAAAAAACAAGAATTAATAAATATAGGTTTTTATCAAAATGCAAAAGCCATTTTATGTCAATCTTTGTTACACGCAGAAATTATTAACAAAAACTTAAAGAAAATAAATGCTATAAGTTTATCTGGCAATTTGTGGTCCGAAGAGGATCTGAAATTGATGAGAAAGCTTTCAGAAAACAAAAAAAGTAATTTTTATTCAATTATAAATTCCATCAATCCAATAAAAAACACAAATATTTGTATTAAATACTGCCGGCATAAGCAGATTCCATTTAAGCTGATATCAAAAATGCCTAGACAGCAGTTTTTAACTGAATTATCTAAAAATGAAGGGCTGGTCTTCTTTCCCGGAGTTGTTGAGACATTAAATAGGGTTTGCGTGGAAGCTAAAGCAATGAACTGTAAAGTTGTAACAAACAAGAAAGTTGGAGCTACATCTGAAGAATGGTTTTCCTTGAAGGGAGAGCCCTTATTGGAAGAAATGTATAAAATGAGAGAAAGCATTCCAAAGTTGATTATTGAGGTGTTTGAATGAGAAAAGTATATATTAAATCTCACGAAGAAAACGCTGGAAAATACATTTATCGCGGCTACTTCAAAGCTTGGGAGGCACTAGGTTATGAAGTTGTGAATTATAAAAACCTTTTAGATATTTCAAATGATGAAGGTTTTTATTTGATGGCAGTGGATGCAGAAATCAACTCCACAAACATTCACGTTGTTAAAAAAGCAATAAAGGCTTACGTATACGTCCAGCCAAACACATTTCCAATGAAGTGGGGAACGCATCCCAATTTTGTATCATTGTGCCCAGACGATACAATTAAAGAGCTTAATGTTTTGGACAATGTTGTTCTATGGCACTGGGCAGACAGTTTTGAATACCATACAAAATGGAAAGGGATTAAAAAGCTTCCATTGGCTTTTGACTCTATCTCATATCAGATTGAAGAAGACGATAAATACAACTTTGATTGCTGTTTTATTGGCACTTGGGCAAAAAACGGCTTCAATGAAAAAAGAAAGATTTTATTAGATTATCTAGGAGAGTTTAAAAATAGCAATCTTAAGTGTGGATTTTTTATCAATCGTAATATCTCTCACGAGAAAGAGAATCTGATCTTATCTAGTAGTAAGATTGCAATTAACATTCACGATGCATATCAACAAATGCTGGGTTTGGATACAAACGAAAGAACATTTAAATCTCTTGGGTTAACTGGTATTTTAGTGTCAGACTCTGTAAGACAAGTTAATACAATCTTTCCCAATGTACAACTGGCAAAAGATCCCAAAGAAATGGTTCAGATTGTAGGCGATTTACTGCTGAAAGACAAAGAACAAATTAAAGAAATGAAAAATTATAATAGAAATAATGTATTAAAAAACCACACTTATATTAAAAGAGTTGAGGAGATGTTGAGCTTTGGATAACAAACCGAAAGTTACAATCGTAATACCTTGTTATAATTCTGAAAAATGGATTGAACAGAGTGTTAGAACTGCTTTGGATCAAGATTACGACAACGTAGAAGTTATCTTTGTTGACAATGAAAGTACAGACAGTAGCGTTGATATTGTTAGCAAGATCCAAAGTGATAAGCTTATTATGTCTTCTGCTCCGAACATATACCCACATTGTTGGGATGAGGCTAGAGAAGAAGGTATTAGAATGTCTACCGGTGAGTACATTTTGATTATGGGTTCTGATGACTTTTTGGAGAACAATTTTATTTCAAATTGTATGAGCATTGTAATGAAGGTGCCGGATAAAATAAGGGTGCTTCAAAGCCCAATTAGAGGCATCAAGGGGCAAGAAGAGGGAGATGTTGGGTTCGTATCTTATTTTTACAATAACAAAGAACAACTTAAACAGGAGTTGGTGAAGAGATGCGTGGTCAACACCCCAACGGTTTTGTACAAGAAAGATGTTTTATTAGAGACAAAGACAAAACCAAGCCAATATGGAGGAGCCGCAGATTATGATTTTTATTGCCAGTTGGTTGATAAAGGAGAATTCATTTTCCCTGTGAGTTCTTGGCTTGGGTTCAATTATCGTTGGCACCCGGAACAGGCAACTTGGAAGATGAAAAAACAACAAACGAATTATGACAAGAAAATCCAGAGATTTTGGAGGGAAAAGTGGAGAATCTAAAAAAAAGAATTCTAGAAATAGCATATAAAAACAATCTATCGCATTTGGGAAGTTACTTCTCAAGTGTTGGTATCATTGATGAAATCTATAAAGAAAAGAAAAAGACAGATATTTTTATTTTGTCATCCGGACACGCAGCTTTGGCTTTGTATGTTGTTCTGGAAAAATATCACGATCTAGATGCAGAAAAGTTGTTTAAAAAACACGGAGGCCACCCACATCGATGTGAGAGTGATTTTATCTATTGCTCGACAGGAAGTTTGGGAATGGGGTTGACGGTGGCTGTAGGCAGAGCCTTGGCGAATAAAGACATCCACATTCATTGTTTGGTAAGCGATGGAGAAGCATATGAAGGGTCTATTTGGGAGTCCTTGAGGTACATTGAAGAGAAGAACATCAAGAATATAACAGTACACGTAAATGTTAATGGGTATGCTGGTTATAAATGCGTTGATTCTAGAAAATTAGTTGAAAGACTTAAAACTTTCCTTCCGGACATTCAGATTCACTATACCGATGTTGGTGAATATCCATTTCTATCCGGATTGAACGCACATTATCACATTATGAGCGAAGAAGATTATCAATCCGCAAAGGAGAGGTTCGAATGAGAAGATACTTTAGTGAACTGCTTCATAGAGAAATGGGGCAAAATAAAGATATTGTTCTGATCACGGGAGACCTTGGTTATGGATTGTGGGATCGGATCAAGATTGATTACGAAGACCGTTTTCATAATGTCGGAGCAGCGGAACAATTTATGATGGGGATGGCTAGTGGAATGGCGATGGAAGGAAAAATTCCAGTTGTTTATTCGATTACTCCATTTTTGCTGTATCGGCCATTCGAATTTATACGAAATTATGTAGATCATGAAAAAGTGCCTGTCAAGTTAGTGGGCGGAGGCCGAGGAAAGGATTATGGATACTTGGGATTTTCTCACTGGGCAGAGGACGATGTGAAAATTATGAAGTGCTTTAAGAATATAGAGACTAACCACCCAAAGAGTGAAAA